GGACGTGGCATGAGTCGCGAAGCTCTTGAGCAAATGGGCGAATCAGGTAAACTGTTCCGCGAGATGTCATTCAGCATTGAGAAGACTTCTGTGACTGCAAAGTCCAGAGCTTTGAAAGCAGAATACACCTTGGAACTGGCACAAGACCTTAAGGCAATCCACGGTCTTGATGCAGAGCAGGAACTTGCTAACATCTTGTCAAGCGAAGTTCTTGCAGAAATCAACCGTGAGGTTGTTCGTACTGTATATACAGTTGCTAAAAAAGGCGCACAGAACAACGTTGCTAACGCTGGTATCTTTGACCTTGACGTTGACAGCAACGGTCGTTGGTCAGTTGAGAAGTTCAAAGGACTTCTTTTCCAAATCGAGCGCGATGCTAACGCTATTGCACAAGAGACTCGTAGAGGAAAGGGCAACTTCCTGATCTGTTCAGCAGACGTTGCTTCAGCACTTGCAATGGCAGGTGTACTTGACTATTCTTCAGGTCTTAACGGCGCTGGTGGTCCTTCCATCGGTGAAGTTGATGACACTGGTAACCTTGCTGTTGGTACTATCAACGGTCGCATTAAGGTCTACGTTGATCCTTACTCTGCTAACCTTTCCGACAAGCACTACTACGTCATCGGATACAAAGGTACATCACCTTATGACGCAGGACTGTTCTACTGTCCTTACGTTCCCCTCCAGATGGTTCGCTCGATCGATCCTAACAGCTTCCAACCAAAAATTGGTTTCAAGACTCGTTACGGCATGGTCAGCAATCCTTTCGTCACCACCAACGGATCCTACAACGGAACCCCCGATGGCGAATCACTTACGGCAAACGCCAACATGTACTACAGAAGAGTACAGGTTATCAACCTTATGTGATTCATCACACAGGTTTCTTACAGACCTCCCAGCAATGGGGGGTCTTTTTTTGTCTAAATAATTAGAGACTATACCATGGGGTTATTATGCCGTCCCTAGAAGAAGCGAAAGCAGCAAAAGCAGCAAAACCTACACCAGTCACCGCTCAAGTGACCGAGCAAGTACCGAGCAAGTCGCCAGTCAAAGTGATTGCCCTTGCTTTAGGATCGGTATTTGCTTTAGCACATCTAGGTTTACTTGGTTATGTAATTAACAGACCAGAAGAACCAAAACTTCCTCAAGTACCTACGATCAACATTCCTCACGGTGACTATTCATCTTATACTATCAAAGCAGGCAAAGATGGATATGAGATTGAATACAAAGCAAATGATCCTGCTATTTTAGAATCTCAAAGATCATTATCTACTGATAGTAATAAGAAAGGATTATTTGGAGGCGGCACTGAAAGTCGTCGCGAGTGGCGTCGTGATCAATTCACAATGGACGGCACACGCAACCTAGGAGGTGCTGTATTAGACGGCGAGGGAAAGTCTGCAAAAGACATAGAGTGCATCGTGGCGGACGCTGGAGCACGGTCACAAGGTGCAATGGCGGGTAGTGCTATCGCTGCTGGTGTTGCTGTTCCTGCTCTTGCTAGCATCCCCTACGTTGGTTGGTTGGCAGGTGGTTGGGCATTGTTACTAGGACAGAAAGCAGGTTCTGAACTAGGATCCCAGGTAGGTACAGTCTTCAATGACTGCTAAATAGTAGTGCTTGGGACGCTGACATGTCTGCTAATTGGTACAAGGAACAACCTAAAAATAGAAACTATTTAACTCCTGTTGGATTCAAGTTAAAACTTGAAAGATTTTCTGGTGTTGATTTCTTTTGCCAAGCAGTAAATCTTCCTGATGTAGAGATGCCCTTCACAGAAGTGCAGACAAGATTTAGGGGAGTTCCTATCATTGCTGGCGGTGGCGTTACTTATGGTAATCTGCAACTTCGTTTTATTGTAGACGAAGATATGGCAAACTACACTTCAATATGGAACTGGATTAGAGACAACGGCAATGCAGAATCTGGCGGTGAAGTAGAAGGTCTTGGTTATTCTGGTGCCCAACTAGAAATTCATACCTCAAGTAACAACATAAACTTTGTTATTGATTTTGAAAAAATCTTTCCAATATCTCTGACAGAGTTAGTGTTCGACGCTTCATCACAGGACATTGATTTCTTCACATCTAACGTGACTTTCAAGTATACTCGGTATACTATTCGTGATAAAAACTTCAGGATTATATGAACTTTGACAAACTAAATCAACGCTTCTCTAAAATTAGAGAAGAGTGGCAACAAGATACACAAATCGATTTCCAGTTTAAAAACAAAGAATATTCAGAAGATCTTGCAAGACTTGCATTAGAGATTCCGTTTCAACATAACAAGTATTTAAATTACTATACAGATCTTTCCCAGATCAAAACTTCTTTAGAGTTTGAAGTTCGTAGAATGGTGAAAGAAAAAAGAGAATACTATGGTGGAGAAGCAGAAGCAAAAGTTTATGCAGAGAAACCATTTGGTGCTTCTATCAAGACCGCAGAAAAAATGAAGGTCTATATGGAGGCAGACAACGAGATTATTAACATCGAAGCTAAAGTAAAATTTATCGATCAGATGTTATATTTTCTTGAGCAAGTTATGAGACAAATCTCTAATAGGGGATTTCATATTAAAAGCGCCATTGAATGGGAAAAATTTATTAACGGGAGTGCGTGATGTCTAACCTCATCACTGTTAAGAAAAAGAATGAAGTTTATCTGACGGTTACTTGTGAACCTCACGCTCACAGAGAGTTGGCAGATTACTTTTCTTTTGAACTACCAGAAGCAAAGTTTCTAAAACGTCAACCAAGATTTAGATACTGGGATGGAAAGATTCATTTGTACTCTCCAGGTACAGGTGATCTTTACAATGGTTTGTTACCACATCTAAAACTTTGGTGTACAGAAAGAAAGTATAGATTGTCTTATGAGAAAAATGATTGGTATGGGACTCCCGAAGAAGTTAATGATTTAGTTTCTCCGGGTGGTGTCAAAGTTTATATGGATAAAATTTGTAAGTATCCACCAAGAGACTACCAATACGCTACTGTATACAAAGCATTAAAATATAATAAAGGATTGTTTCTCTCACCTACGGGGTCAGGAAAATCTTTAATGATCTACAGTATTGTAAGATATTATGTTGCTACAGGTAAAAAGATTCTACTAGTAGTTCCCACTACTTCTTTGGTAGAACAAATGATTAAAGATTTTAGCGACTATGGATGGAATGCCTCCGAGTTTTGTCACACCATTTATTCAGGCAAAGATAAGAATACTGATAAACCAGTTGTCATATCTACCTGGCAATCAATCTATAAGTTTCCCAAAAGATACTTCGATGACATTGACTGTGTTATCGGTGATGAAGCACATCTATTTAAGTCGAAGAGTCTGACAGGCATCATGACCAAACTACATAATGCCAAGTACCGCTTTGGGTTTACAGGTACACTAGATGGTAGCAAGACTCATAAGTGGGTGCTGGAAGGATTGTTTGGTGCGTGTGACAAAGTTACTAAAACTGATGATCTGATTAAGCAGGGATACCTTTCAAGTTTAAGGATTAAAATTTTAGTATGTAAGCATGAGTATCAATATTTTGAAGACTATCATGCAGAGATGGAGTATATCGTAACTCATCAAAAAAGAAATAACTTAATCAAAAATCTTGTTACTGATATTGATGGCAACACTCTTGTTCTTTTCAACTATGTGGAGAAGCACGGCGAACCATTATATGAACTCATAAATAATAGTGTTGGTGATGAACGTAAAGTATTCTTTGTCCACGGCGGTACTGATACCGAAGATAGAGAATTAGTTAGGAACATCACAGAAAAAGAAAACAATGCAGTAATCATTGCTTCTTACGGAACATTCAGTACTGGTATTAATATTAAAAGATTACACAATATTATCTTCGCATCACCTTCTAAATCAAGAGTCCGAAACTTACAAAGTATTGGTAGAGTATTGAGGAAGGGAGAAGGTAAAGAGATTGCTACTCTTTATGATATTGCTGACGACATTTCAGGTAGTAGAGAAAATTACACACTCAAACATCTGTACGAACGGATGGCAATTTACCAGGAAGAAAACTTTAAGTATGAAACAATTAAAGTAAATTTAAGGTAATACATGGAAGAAGAATTTTATGCAACGATAAAGTTATCATCAGGAGAGGAAATAGTTTCTAAAGTTTGTTACATGACAGATGAAGATTCTTTGCTATTAGATAATCCTCTTCTTGTTGAGAAAGTAACTACAAAAAGATTAGGTAAAAACATTGAAGGATTCTCATTAAAAGAATGGATTTCCTCTTCGTATGATGATATGTTTATTATTGAAATGAATAATGTAGTTACTATTTCAGAATTAGATGAAAGAATATTAACTTACTATATTATGAATTTAAATAAATTGAATTCAGATGAAGAACCTACTCATAATTCGCTTTCCAAAGAGATGGGTTACTTGGGATCAGTAGAAGATACTAAAAAGAAGTTAGAGTCTCTATTTAATAAAAGCTAGATATTATGTCTCTTTCACCCTTAACAGAGTTATTCTATTAGGTTTTAGGTCTTTTGTCAAGAGGCTTGACAGAAATAAGATTTTCTGATATAATCATATCAACAAATAAAAGCAGCATGGCAAAAGCAAAGACTGAATATTACGTAAATAATAAAGAGTTTCTTGAAGCTATTGTTGAGTACAAGCGTAAAGTAGAGATTGCAAAGAAAAAAGAAAAGAGCAAACCGTTAGTTCCAAACTATGTTGGTGAATGTTTTCTTAAGATCGCTACACACCTATCGTACAAACCTAACTTTGTCAACTACATGTTTCGTGAGGACATGATCTGCGATGGCATTGAGAACTGCCTGCAGTACATTGATAACTTTAATCCAGAGAAGTCTTCTAATCCATTTGCTTATTTTACCCAGATCATCTACTACGCTTTCTTGCGTCGTATCCAGAAAGAAAAACGTCAGTTAGAAATCAAGAGTAAGATTCTTGAAAGATCTGGTCACCAAGAAGTTATGTACACAGAAACTTACGAAGGTGATATGGCAGGTATGAATGCTTCATACTCTGATATGGGAAGCATCAAAGAAAATATTGAAACTAAAATGAATCGATGACAGTAGCACTTATTACTGACCAACATCTTGATGGTCGCAAAGGTTCTATGACATTTTGGAATTACTTCCTTAAGTTTTATGATGAGGTGTTCTTCCCTACGCTAGAGAAGAAAGGTATTACCGAGATCATTGACCTTGGTGACACATTTGATAACCGTAAAGGTATTGACTTCAATGTCTGGAATAGAATCCGTGCGTGTTACTTTGATCGCTTGAGAGATATGGGTATCACAGTTCATACCATTCTAGGTAACCACTGTGTGTACTATAAAAACACAAACGCTATTAACTCTCCTGATCTGCTGCTAGGTGACTATGATAATATTCGTGTCTACGATGAGACTTGTACTGTTACTATTGAGGGTACGAAAATTTGTTTTGTCCCTTGGATCAATAGGGAGAACGAAGAAGCGACAATGGAACATCTCAAAGATACAGATGCAGAAATAGTTATGGGACATCTTGAGCTCGACGGGTTTGAAGTAACCCCTGGTCTTAAGATGGAGCATGGTATGGATCCCAAGATCTATAAGAACTTCAAGCAAGTATTCTCTGGTCACTATCATCACAAGTCAACCAAAGGTAATATTACATACCTTGGCAATCCTTATCAGATGTTCTGGAATGACTACGCTGACACCAGAGGATTTCATCTTTACGAACCAGCAAAGAACAAACTTCGTATGGTAAAGAACCCATATGAAATCTTCAAGAAAGTATACTACAATGATGTAGATAAAACTATGAAGTTGGACTATAGTCAGTTCAAAGATACTTTTGTAAAAGTAATTGTCGAAGAAAAAAAAGACTATTACGAGTTTGAAAAAGTTATTGATTCGTTGTATGCTTCTGGTGTCTACGATATCAAAATTGTAGAAAGTCTTGTAAGCGAAGATGAAACGGAAGACATTGATCTTGAAGTAAAAGATACTCTAACTTTGTTGAATGAATACATTGATGAAGTAGAGATGTCCGTAGATAAATCTTCTCTTAAAAAACTTATGAGATCGCTATATATGGAAAGTTGTGAACTGGTGTAATGCAAACATATGTTCTTTCTCTTGTAGACCAACCTGAAGGAGTTTTTTCTTTAATAGATGCTTCTACTGGAGAACGCATCATTCCTATTTTTGAAGAACAAGATGATGCTGAACGTTATGCAATACAACTTTTAGAATTGCGTAATGGTCCATCATTACAAATTATAGAAATAGAAAAAGAACTTATTGTTGCAGCCTGTGAAGAGAAAGAACACGGGTATGCTATAATAACTGTCGATGATTTTATTATTCCCCCCACTTAATACCTAATGATTACCTTTCAAAAACTTCGTTGGAAAAACTTTTTGTCAACAGGTAATGTGTTTACAGAAATTGATCTCGAAGCTGCGAAAACTAATTTAATTATTGGTACGAACGGAGCTGGTAAGAGTACCATCTTGGACGCCCTTACTTTTTCTTTGTTTGGAAAACCATTCCGAAAAATTAATAAACCTATGCTCGTTAATAGTATCAATCAAAAAGATACTGAAGTGCAAATTGATTTTGTGATTGGTAAAAATCAATTCAAAGTTGTGCGTGGAATCAAACCAGCAAAGTTTGAGATATATCAGAACGGTCAGATGCTGGATCAATCCAGTAATAATAATGATTATCAAAAGCAACTGGAGACTAGCATCCTTAAGATGAACTACAAGTCATTCACCCAGATTGTGGTGCTTGGTTCTTCTACCTTTGTTCCTTTTATGCGTCTTCCTATTACTCAAAGACGTGACATCATTGAAGATATTTTGGATATCCAAATCTTCTCTATCATGAATACTGTCCTAAAAGATAAAGTCAAAACATCTACGGAAGAGATGAAAGACATTGATTACAAGGCAGAACTTTCTGAACAGAAAATTAATATGCAGCAACAGTTTATCAATGAGATAAACAAAAGAGATCAGGACTCTATTGTTGAAAAACAAAAATTCATAAGTGAATTAGATTCAGAACGAGTTGCTGCTCAAGAATTAGTAGAGCAGTTTAATAACCAAACAGAAATTTATTGTAAAGAACTGGAGAGTACATCATTCACTCCTACCAAGTTAAAAAAGTTAAACACTTTGAAGGGAAAGATTCAACAAAAATTTTCTGCTCATAAAAAACAGCACGAGTTCTTTACTCATAACGAAACTTGTCCTACGTGTAGTCAATCAATCACCGAATCACTGAAGAATAGTAAAGTTGACTCCATCATGAATTCTATCAAAGAACTTAATGAAGGGTTCGAGGAAATGGATATTGCGATTAAACTTGAAGAAGAACGAGAGAGTCGTCATCTGCTAACTTCTAAACTTATCACTAAAGTTAATTCTGATATTGCTATTCAAAATTCTACAATTAATAGAATACAAAAACAGATTCAAGACCTATTAGATCAGGTTGAATTGTTAAGAACTAATAAATCAGATTCATCTGAAGCACACGAGAAGTTAAAATACTGTCAAGAAGAATACTTGTCTCTGAAAAAACAAATTTCGTCAATCAAAAAAGAACGTGATACTTTAATGGCAGCATCACAACTCTTAAAAGATAATGGAATTAAAACCAGAATCATTAAGAGGTATCTGCCAGTGATGAATAAACTCATCAATCAGTATCTTCAGAACATGGACTTCTATGTTAACTTCGCATTGGATGAAAATTTTGAAGAAACCATCAAGTCGCGGTACAGAGATACTTTCTCTTACGAATCTTTCTCGGAAGGAGAGAAAGCTCGTATTGATATCGCTCTGTTGCTTACTTGGCGTAGTGTTGCTAAACTTAAGAATAGCGTTGATACTAACATCCTTATCCTAGATGAGATCTTTGATGGTTCTCTTGACCAAAATGGTACAGGTGAACTGGGTTGGATTCTTCGTAACTTTGATGACAACACTAATGTGTTTGTTATCTCCCACAAAGAAAATCTAGACGGAAAGTTTGAAAGAACTCTACAGTGTGAGAAAGTAAAGAACTTCAGTGTTGTCCGTGAGACAGTTGCTGAAGCGTCATAGGGGAGGCTGCAGGGTCTCCCTTTTTTGCTATGATATGTCCATCAACGCAAGAGAGTCATGTCACGCCAAGAGATCAAAGGTAACCTTGCCCGTCTGCTCGCTACCGAGAACCTTGTG